GATCTGGATTGTAAGCTCACCAGCTGTGCGGGCCGCCGAGCCATCTTCAACCCACATACATAGAAAATTGGCCCATTCCCAGTTTTCGTTTTTCGGCCGGTGCTCTTCATCCAGGGTAACGAAAGTTCCCTTTGTAGTGCCGGCATCAACAAGTTCAAGAGCGGTTGAACCTGTTTTTTTGATAGTCGTTTCCTCAACTGCGGTAAAATTACCAGAGCTTGAAATATCCCAGTCTTCAATCTCTTCGCAGTTGCTGACAAGCCTGATGTGCGATCCCATTGCCATTCGAAATAATAGCGTTTGCACATCAATGCCGCCAAGACCTCTGCGGGCCTCCTCAAGGATCGAATCAACAAGGACAGCCCCGCCCATCTGCCTGTATCCTGCGCCATTAGCCATCTTTCACTTCCTTTCAAAGATTTTAAGCAAAAAGCTATCCCGTTTACTTTGCTACCTTGTAGCCCCAGCCGATAACTTTCTCAGTAGTTGTATCATAGATACTCTTCCACTGCGCCCGCATATTAGCGACCAGGTAATTGATACCATACTCAGCCCGGCGAACGTATTCAACCTGCACGGCCTTTCTGATACCAAGCATGAAAGCCGGTTTGTAAACAAGCAGTGCGCCCGTGCTGGTTGTAGTTACACCATCATAAACACCAGAGGCATTCTGCATCTCTTCAACTTTCTCAGTCAGGACAAGTTCAATCCCGTCGATTGCTTTCAGCACGCCGGTTGTGACTGTAGCAGCAGCACCGAATTTATCAACAGTAGTTGCTTCTGTCTGTGCCTTGATCTTGGAATACATATTCGCATTCAACAGCCACATCAACTGATCCGGTTTCAGGCCGTACTTACCCATATCTTCTTGTAGGGCACGCATAAACGCGAGTCCGGTTGTAGTACTCCAAGTGGTGCTCCAGTCTTGTTTCATCGCGCTCTGACACAGATCACGCAGGCCGTTCCATAGACGTCTTGCATCATAGCTTGCAACCGTATAGCCAGTATCAAGATGAGTAGTGGTAAGATCACCGTTTACAATTGCCTGATCGAGCGCGTTTGCTATTGCCTCTGCAATGCTTGCACGCAGAACCGGCAGAATCGATACAACGGCGTCCTCGTTCATTTCATCGCTACAAGGATAATTGGCGATGATCTTGACAGCGGTAAAAGTCAAGTTATCAGTCTCGGGATTGCTTGAACGATACATACTCGGCGATCCGGAAGTTGCTTCCCCGCCCTTGTACGCCGTACCATGCCCCAGAAGCAGGGGGAAGGTGTATGGATTTGTCGGCATTTTAAACGATTTAAACTGCTTTGCAACGATCGCTTCGAGCAATAGAGCTTCAAGCATCTGGTTTGAAAACCCAGTCGGCACCCACTCGGCGCCTGCCCCGGCCGTGGCTGTATTCAGAGCCTTTGAAAGCTCTGTCCACTCGTCGTCAAAAACACCCTTTGATTTTAGAACGAATGGTTCACCTTTTGCAACCGCATCACCTCGACCAACAGCGTTGATCATGTAATAGTTGTCATTCCACTCCTGTAGGCGCTTTTTGACTTCATCATCGCCAGCGGGTTCATCCAAAGCTCTGTTGATCTCAAAAACGAACTTCGGATTTAGAGCTGTCTTCCAGCTTCCGCCACGCTCAGCGCTTTCTTTCAAGACTGCACGGACTTGCGTCTCGACCATTTTCTTGATTTCAACCTCATCAACCTTGCCGTTTTTACCAATATGATCTTCGAGTTTCTTTCTGATCTCAACGCCGATCATCCGTCCCAGGTCTTGCATTTCAATGTTGCTCATCCCGACCATTTTTCACCCCTTGCGTTTAAAATAAACAATAGATTCCAGTTACTTGCTTGTTTCCTCTTTTTTCTTTTTCTCCAGCTCTGCAAGCGTAGTCGTTACCGCTTTGGCAACTGTTGCGTTCAGCGCTTCATCTACCTTTTTCTTCGCCTCGTCAGTTTCCTTGCCCTTGTCCACGAAAGCTTCAGCCATTCCCTTGGCAATTTCATCCTGGACATATTTCTTAGCTTCTTCATCGGTCAAGACATTTTTCGTCTCAGTGCCATTATCAGTAGGATCACCCTTGCCGATCAGAGCGTTGAGCTTTGCAACAACATCTTTGAGGATACCGAGCGTACCCTTTGAAAATGTCGCCCCGACTTTTTCAATCACGATCATTTCCTTGTTGTCGGCGAGCGATTTCTTAACTGCTGCCAGCTCGGTGGACATTTCCTCGACCTGTTCAAATAGGTTGTTCAAGGCTTTTTCAACTTTTTTAACCTGTACATCATCCATCGTATCCTCACCTTTCTTTTTCTGAAGTAAAAATGTGCGTTTGTTAGCGGGTTTATCAACCAGGCTTACATGGAAAATCCGCATGTTTTTCAAGCGCCGTATCTTATTCGATAACGCCATCAGTTCTCCCCCCCACTGAATAGCCGGTCAATTTACCCATTTTGATTGCAGCCCATACTTTATCATCAAAAATCAATGAGCCAATAAGCCAAGAACCTTTTTTAACCGACTTGCCGTTGATAGTCAAATCCTGCGGAGCAATAAAGCTCTCGACGATTTTCAGGCTGTCAATATCAACGTCTGAGTGCATTATATCATGGCCTTGCCCACGATAGCGAGTCATAAAATAATGCGCAGCTTTGCGGATCTCTTCCGCGCTGTAAATATCCCCTCGGGTTTTTTCTGTTACCGTTCCATCAACAACTTCCGGCTCCAGGACGATGCCGAGGATATATCTTAATTCTTCACCCTTTTTGATCAGAGTGCCGTCAAAGTCCATATCCTCATCAGCTATATACTCTGCAACCTCAAAAGTATTATTGTCGCTCTTGCACAATTCCACCATTGCTGTTTCTCCAGTGGCCCCTCCAACGCTTTTAGTTAAAACAATATAATTAAAAAGGTTCGCTTTCATTTAAACTCCTCTTTCCAAGCCGCCAGTTAGAACAACAGCAGCAGAAAAAAGCGCAATAAGAACAACAATGACAAAGATATTAAACAAGTCTTTTACAATTCTCATCATCCTGCCACATTGTATAAGTTCTATCATTATCCATATAAATCGGATTCAATGGAAAAGGATTGCAAGGTTTTTCTTCCTCATAAATCGGATAAATAGGTTGTAATGGCTGCAAAGGAACCGGCCATACAGGAACAGCCCTTGCCCTTTCTACGGCAAGTTCTATTTCAAGCCGTTCAACCTTCTTTTCCAAGTGCTTGATTGTTTCTTCGGCTGTCATTTTCTTGCCACAATCAGGACAAGTTCGAATCTTGCTCATTTTAAACTCCCTCAGCCTTTAATGATTGTGCTCGCTAATTTCAAGCCTAATAGTTGTAACGTTGTCAGCTGATGTACTGCCGAAACCGACAACATAAGTCGTATCTTGATGTAAAAGCAAACCAGCTTCATCAAAAGTAAAGCCAGTAGACTTTTTGCCGCCAAGTGATTCATCCCATATAATTGTTCCGGTACCAGCGATCCGGGTAACACCAGTTTTGACTGTACTAAGAATAGTATTTGTACTATTATGATCTCGATTGTAGGTTGCCAAAGCAGATCCGCCCGTGCTTGTTGGCTGCTTTACGATATAAAACCTTCCGGCGCTGGTTGCATTAACCGCAGGTTTGAGATGTACAGTTCGAGTACTCGGTGTAATAGAAAGGTTCAAGCTATCAGTAGCGCCAAGAGTGCTTGTTGACATTGCGTGAAATCGGTGCCCGACCCCCACCTCTCTCAAATCCCACGGCAATATAACTTGCGCCCTTGTATCAAGCCCCTCTGTGCCACGCAAAACAAAATCATCAGTTACGATTTCATTTTTTATCTCAACGATCGCTTTTCCAAGCGTATCATCCGGATATGCGTGATTGAATATCAGGGCAAAAAGAGAATCGGGAAGACCAGCGCCGATGTTTGCACCGGGCAGCCATTCTTGCGAAGAAAGTACAAGCGTGTCTTGATATGAATCAGTGCTATCGCCAAGAGTGAAACCAGCGGCAATGTGAACTCTGTTCGAATCAAGTACAGTGACAACCTGAAAAGTGAAATTAAATTCACCACAAGTATCTACATCAGCATCAATATAAACCTGATCGACCAGATCAGAACGTACGTTTGTCCAGCTATAATACATTGTGCTATGAGTAGTTGTTTCGGTTTTTGTCAGCTGTGCGCTTGCGTCGCTTGCGTTCCATATCTTTTGAATATCAGGAATATATACAACAGTCAGAAGGGAAAATATTAGCAGGAAAGGCCATAGTCGCCGCATCATCACGCCCCCAATTAATTGAATTTTCTAATTCCCATCGGCCAGAAGCGCGTTGCATCAGCTCGATCGCTTAACGCTTTAACCTTGAGCTCTTCAATGATTTGCTTTGGTGTTTTCATAGTTTTTTGCTCCAAGAAAGAAGGTATAAAAAAAGGCCGCTGAGGGTGCGGCCCCGCACGGCCTTTCCTTATACCGGTTAAACTGTAGTCAATATTATACTATAGCAAAAAATTTATATTGTCAAACCTTACTTGGTTTTATTGTTATCTTCAACACGGCCGAAGATCACCCTTGAGAGATAACTTCCCCTTGCCGGAATGTCCTCAAACTCAACCGGAGCAAGTTTGCGCCAAGTCTTAATAATATCATGGATAAACCTTTTGTTCTCTCCGCTGATCGAATACCCTGTTTGCGTCTCTGTAATAACAGCGAGTTGATTTCCTTCAGAGTCTTTGACCGTTATCCATCTCATTGCTTATCCTCCCATTAGTGTTATAATATCAAGTGCAGATTTTGCCCTTGCTTTCAATCTTTGTGCGGCTTCTTTTTCGATCCTACCACCTATCAATTGATTGACATAATCTTGTTTTGATATTTTCAGCAGACCAGCTTTCAACTTTGCTTTCTCAGCTTTGTTTAAACTGGTATAATATTCAGTAACCAAGCTCGATGGAACATCTTTCGCCCCATCAATCCTAAGTGAGCATCCATTATCAATAAAAATCATCTTGCCTGTTTCTTTTTGAACTAAATAATTAGCCCCGTGTCTGTCTGGATTGCCAATAATGGAATCATAGAATTTCATCTTCCGTCTTTCTGTCATCATTCTATTGCTAACTTCCGCTGAAACGTTTCTTGTCTCAAATACCCCGCCAAGCTCTCCTTTTGTCCAAAGCTGCGCTGATCCTATT